GTCAAGAGAGTTTTAGCACCTGTGTCCAAGTGGTTTAAGGAGCCTCCTTAGTAAGGAGGAGATCGTGCGTTCGAATCGCACCAGGTGTATTCCACTATTTTTAGAATCTACCAAGATTGTAAAAATAATTTAAACTTTTCGCATATACTGGAATACGTGTTCCACCACAATAGACGCTCCCAAAACTGTGAGTACTGCGTTGTCGTACTTGAAGCCATAACCTACGAGAATGAAACCCCACAGGAAGGCCAAATAGTCTGTCATTGGTGCAGCCATATAGCTACAATTAGACTCAGTTGGGAGGGATGCTTCCATCATCTGATAATACGCATGACCCAGCACCACTGAAAGAAGGATCGCATATACGTGCTTGTTCATATAGTGTATCTTGGATATTAATTGGTGGTGCTTCAATCATTTAAAGATAAAATTGGTATAAGTATAATGATGGAAAATATCACAGTATACGATGATATACTTTCACCCAGTGATACATCAAAATATGCCGAAATGATATTTGGAACGTGTCCGTTTTTCTATGGTGAAGTTGATAACGAAAGCACTCCCCCAACTGGTATGGTTTGTGATTTTACGGATATGGGTGAACATATATACCCAGAAATTAAGACGCTATTGAATACATTGTTAAATAAAATATACGAGAAACAACCAACATTGAAAGATACACAATTGTATCGTATATACGTAAATTTATTTACGCCAAATGAAAATCCATACTTTCACATTGATGGAGAAAAGACTATAACGTGTTTATATTACCTTAATCCACAATTATCATACGATGAAGGGGGGGAAACCCAATTCATCGTCGATGAAGACATTAAAGTCGTTTGTTCTAAACCTGGGAGATTGGTTGTGTTTGATGGTGAAATACAACATCGAGCCACGAGTTTTAGACATTATCCAAGATTAACACTGGCATATAAATTTCTCATACCTCAATAATATCTCGTTGATTATTTCGCCAACCTCTCATACTAATCTCACTTGGTTCACACCAGGGGTACACGTCCTCACCAATGAAGTGTATGGCATCCATCCCAGATTCAATACATTCGTCGCATGTTTTTCCGATATCATCAATGATACACCCGATACCAAGAGCGCGACAGACGTCAACCTTTTTGATTTCATTCTCCGTAAAGCTGTTTGTGAGAATGACATCATCAAAGACACCCGGGAAGAAGCGTTCAATCCACAGTTCAGTTGTTTCACGTACCATTTCTTGGCGTCCTGTGACGATATAGATCTTATCAAATGTTTGTCTGAAGTTCTGCATAGCTGGTTGAGCGCCGAGGATTGGTTTGAGGTTGAGAAACTCCCTGGAGCGATAAAACTTGTGAAGAATTTCTTGAGATTGTTCCTCTGTGCAGTTGAATATTTCCCGGTACAGGTATTTGTATTTGGGTCGGGTGGGTAATGCGACACCCCTCCATTTAGCCATCGGTACAAGTAGGTTGACGAGGACTTCATCTACATCTACCGCAAGTTTGGTGTTCATTTACTTTCCCTGTAGATTATTCGTAGTCCCGAATCACCACACCCACTGGGAAACGTGGTACCCCCAAAGCTGTGAGGTTTTGAAAGCGAACTGTGAGCAGTTTACCGATGTACCTGTTTCTATTTGCATAATAGACCTCTCGCTGTTTAATGGTACCCTCCGGTCTCACTGTGAATTCGTGACCATTTGCGGTTTTACATACCCAAATAACAGCGTCGGCATCTCTCCCATGACCAGTATGAGCGCCAATAATTTCATACTCCTCAGTTTGGAACTCCTTAAACTTGAGGAGATAGTTACTTCTCTTACCAATTTCATAAATACTCGTAGCTTCACGAATCATAATACCCTCGTGTCCCTGATTCACAAACTTTGTGTGGAGTTTGGGAATATCAGACTTTTTTTGAACGAGGAGAGTCTCTACCGTGACCCGTTTCTGTCTCTCTGCAAATGGGAGATCTGGTTTATGTGTATTAAAGTAATCAAATACATGAAACTCCAACTTTTGGGGGTTCATCTTGAACATACTTGTAATTTCCTCAAATGTTTTACCTGGGGCGTAACATTCACCATCTAACCATTCACCATCTTTGAGATCCTTGGTCAGGTGCTCAACACCATTGACAACCTTACCAGTTCTAGAGAAGCACCCACTCTTGGATACGAGGAGACGAACACCATCTAACTTGGGTTGAACATAAAAAGGTTCTGTAATATAATGGTGTCGGTCTTCCCACTTATTCGCCAACATGGGAAGAATTTGAACACCTTTCGTTTTCTCATTGGTCCACATCGTCTTGGCCCGAGCTAAAGCCTTCTCATACCCCGTCTTGACATTAGTTCGTGACACAACAGTCTTGTCACTTCCAAGCACTCCACTTGTCTTCACAATATCGGCAGTTCCATCCCCCAAATCTTCCACGTGTATATCTGTGTACCGACGACGACCATTTTTGTCTTCTCGGATAAGGCGTTCCATTATGTGTATAATTAATTTCTCAACTTTAAATATGATACCAGTTGTAAATTATGGTAGAATGGAGCGACTTAGGCCACCAGAAACACTATCTGTGTATACAAACGCAAATACATTTGCGATAGGTTTTATTATTTTATGTATTTTAGGTCTTTACAAACGCTACGTTACTATCAGTCAATCGCGTGAGCAATCTTATACTTTAGACATTTTGATGCCGACAAATAGAGGTCTTTCTTCATCAACTTCCTAAACTTTCTTTCTGGGATTTCAGTTTTTGAGGTGTACATATTCTTGAGTGCATTCATAAACTTATCGCACGATTTCATTTCATCTTTGAGTTCTTGGTATTTACCCCAAAACTCGGTACTCAATTGGTGAATCAGAAGGTATGCATTTTCACCCATGCGACGCTCTGACCCACCCAAAAACATAAATGTAGCCGCAGAACAACATGCACCTTGGGCTATGGTAATAACCTTGACTCGAGACTTTTCAATAAGATTCTTAAGTGCTAACCCGGAAAACATGTCACCACCATCACTCATAATGTGCACACGGATTTCGGGTTCATACCCAATGAGATCAGCCTTTTGTTTTAAGAGGCGAATCTCAAGCTTTCGAAAGCTTTCCACAAACTCGAGTGTATTCTCAACTGTGATTTCACCATAGAAGTGGATTTCATTTCCAATTGTCTTTGTACACTCGGGTTCAACATCTTCGTGTTCAACAACTTTTTTCGATTGCATTTTTCAATGCTTTCTTTACTTTCGTCACGTCTCTCTGTTTTAATTTACTTCCAACTGCAAGGTGGTTAATAACGTCAAAGTCTTGTGGACTTAGGTTGTACTCCACCATTGGAAGTACATTACCCATCTCCGCATATTTCTTGAGTAGACACAGTTCATCTATGTACAACCCCGTTTTTGACTTTTTTTGTATTTCCCTGTATTTTTGGTTTCTCATTTTGTAATTCCCATATTTTGTCCAACAACTCCCAGGTCTAATTTTTTCTCTGATTAACGGAGTTCCCATACCAGTTTTGGGAATTGTCAATGCATTGAGCACAAAGTACGGCATAAGGTTCCAATCACCTGAGGAATATATATGAGAATCGTACACATCCGCATCCGAGAATGCTGATGCAATGCGATCTACATGCACACCCTTGGAGTCTAAGTAATTTTCTTGGAAAATATCCCATAGATGACCATGTTCAGAGATTGAATCATATATCTTGATGGGTTGAGCATCTGTAAGAATATCTGTAATAAACTCCTTGGGTGTTTTGAAAACATCCGTTACATCATAGCCATCCACGTATGATAAAAAGTTCCGAATATTTCCATGTGATTGAATCGCCGCATTTTCAATTTTTGGTGTTCTTTCACCAACCAAGGATATTAACTTCTCAATTGTGGGTTTCATAACGAAGATAGTTTCAAAGTTTGGAAACATACACATATTTACCGACGTAACAACGAGAGATCCCCGTGTGAGACGTTCACCATCAGCCACGCGCTCCACTATGTTTTTGAAATCGGAATCGTAATCATCGATAAATGCATGTTTTCCAGTATTCTTTATGAATGCTAGAAAATTTGATTTACTTTTAAGATGTTCTCGTTGTATTTCCACACTATTGTTTTCATTCAAAATTGATTGAAGTATATATGTCTTGCCAACACCGGAAGCCCCGCAGATAAATACATTCTTTCGCTCCCTAATGTACCTTTGTAATAGATCAATGTGTTGCGTGTGAAGTGTTGTCACAGGCTCTTCTTTTTTTTGTTCAACTATCTTAATGAAGGAATCCATTGATGATCTTACTAATCAGGCTATAGATTTAGTGCTGGAGAACGACGCACTACAAGAACGTATCGTAAAACCTTTAAAAAGGAAAATTTTACCATATGCGGTGTGTGCTATTTTGACAAATGTGGGTATGTGTATTCTTATGGTATACCTTGCTCGACGTCTGGCTGTTCTTCAGAGACCACTGATTTAATATCCTCCTCAGCATCTATTTCTGATTGCATTTCGTCGAGAATTTTAAGCTTTGCATCGTACTCTTCTCTCGATTTTACAAGCTCTCCAACCTTGCTGAGTGGACCACCTCTTGTAAGAGATGCGATAGCACTTCCGGTGTTCATTTTTAACTTTGGAATCGCACGAACATCGAGGATTTCGGGTTTAGTGAACACATTGTCGAGGGGGTATTCTCTCTCAAACTCTGTGAGTATGCTAGTGGGTATGGATGGTGATTGTTCAATGAGACGGTCATACTCGGCTTTGCAATTGTTCACAAAGTCGAGACCGTCAGCACCACGCTCCCGTCGTGGAAGAGCTAGCATCAAACGAATGTTTCGAGATAAGAGACCGTAAGAAAGCGCAGCCGCTTTGTGATTCTCCATGAGTTCATTAATCTTGAGGAACTGCATAATAGTTGCCACAAGACCCGCGATGAGATTTAAACCACCAATAACCGATGGAACCATACTCCGCATACTCTCGGGGAACTGCTCCTGAGCAAAGTTCGCTGTGCCTGTGAGTGTTGATAATACAATGACGGGTAAAGTAAAACGCATCGAGAGACCCTTATACATAAGAAACGCTCGATGGTTCATATATCTGTAACACCCAGACGCCTCACCCCACTGTCTCAATATAGATTCATGTTGATCATTCCAACTTTCTTCTCGAAGTTGAAGCTCCTTCTTTTTTATCGCAGTAGTCGACATACCACCGAAATTTTCTTCGCTCATATTATTATAGATGAACATAATATTCTTGATTCATCTTATTTTTCTTATTGCCATTCTCGTCGTTCCATTTACAAATGATCGTCGAAACTTGGAGTTCTACTCAATACTTATCCCATTTTTATTCTATCACTGGTCAGTCAATGACGATACGTGTGCTTTAACGCAGGCTGAGATGTACGTGACTGGTCAACAAAAAGAGGAAACTTTTATGCACCGAGTTGTGAGTCCCATATATAAGATGGAAGATAACGATATAAATAACCTGACAAAGACTGTATTCTTCTTTTTATGGGCATTTGTCCAATATCGCCTCGGGCGTTTCGATACGTTCATTGATGACATAAGAACTCTCATGTCCGGTAAAACCCCCAAGTAAATACAATTCAACATATATTGATATAAAGTTTTAACGCCAAGACATAGTAGTACACCCATGGACCCCATTCAAGAGATTGATCAGCAAATTAAAACACTCGAGGCATCTAAAGATTATCATCACCAAAAATATATTCAAAATATTGAAATTTTAGATGAAAAGTTAGATAGAATTGAGCACCAAATGCAACGAACAAAGTCACACGTAAAGCGGGATCTTCTTAAAAGACAGCTTCATTGGTATGAAGCCGAGATCGACAAGATGGATGAAGCGATTGAGACTGTGACGAATAAAATTGACACGGAAATCAAGAGACTTGATGAAATAAAAAAGAAAATCCGAGAAACTAAGGAAAAGGAAAAAAAATCATTCGACTACAATCTTGGTAAACTCAGAGAATGTATACAACGTCGATCCACGGTTAATGTATTCGAAGCATTGGAGTCAATTGGGAATGCACTTGAGATTCTCAGAGCCGAGCGGACTCAAACCTAAACTTATCAAATGTGTGCACAGATATTTTAAAATTGTAATAGACTACCATACATAGTGCATCCGCTATATCGTGTTTTCTTTCATAGGGAATATCACCATCGATATATTTATTTGCAATAGAAACCGTCCTCATTTTTCGCTCTTCGTAATTGAGGTGTCGCATACCAAAATGTGTATGCATGCTCACAGGTGAAACCAGTACAACTTTATCTTTGAACATGTAATGTAGAAGTATCTCAATATTTGTAAATCCACCGGGTGGTTGACGTTCTATAAGTATGGTGTCTGCAGACTCGAATATGTATTTATGGTCGTCTACAAATAAAGGAATGAGATCTACAAAATCATTAGATTGAATATATTTATAATCCTCGAGACTTATTTTCTTTATAAACTCAACGTCAATCTTCGGACCTTTACCACATTCAGCGAGAACGAGACCCATATTATGGTATCCAATATCGATCGCAAGAATCTTCATTTCTTTATGTAAAAAATATTCCTTAACTAATATAAATGAAGACCAAGACAAAGACACAACTCATGTGGTCGGCACTTGTTGTACTCACACTCCTTTTGGGGTATATGTATCAAAATCCAAAAATAGTTAAAGTTCCAGTCGAAGTACCAATCGTACCACCACGTCCAATGATGCGCCGTGAACGACGCCGTGAACCGGAGTTTAGAGGTCCACCAATCAAACAATATAAACCTGGACACATGCAACAGATGGGTGTTCTTATGGGTCCTGGTCAGGAAACACTTCCACTCTACGGGAAAGAAGTCACGGGTCGTCGTGATCGGTATCATTATTACACCACAACTGGCGGTGAAAACTTGTACCCAATCCCAGTGAGTCACAATACACGTGATTGTATGGAAGATATTGGATGCGAAGAACTGTATGGGAATGAATCAGTCTCAGTTTTAGGTAAGACTGGTGCATACGCAGTGAATATGTATAGAACGGATGACTTTTTCTAAAATTACTTTGGAGGTGGTGATGGTCGAGTAAACCGATCGTAAGTATCTTTAGTTAACATCGCAGATGAAAAACCACTTGATACACAACACACAGCCAACATCATCATAATAGGTGGACTTTTAAATGGGAAACCTATCATGCGTTGCACGACCATAGCCGAACACATACACGAACATAATAAGGATATGAAAGTGCTTACATCTAAATCTTTGTTCTTATCAAACGCAACCGCGGGTGATTTGATTAAACCTATACCAGGTACGGATACACCAAGTGCGTCTAAACCTAAAGCTCCAAGTAGTATGGGTAATACCATTTACTATACACTAACAAAAATTATTTTTGAGCATATCATATTCCCTACCCTGAAGTCCTGTAGCCTTTGAGTAT